AAAACACTCTATTGTGGCTGTTTCTAAGCTGAATCTTGTGTCGGAATGGAATTTCAACTGCAAGTCTTTAAACTTCTTACGCTTGATTCTGCTTGTAAAATAGTCTGTTACATTTTTGTATTCTCCGATAAGTTCCCATTCTGTCTTTTCGGTCTTAACGAATACCGAAATATCCCCTGTTGCTTCCACTACGCAACCTCTTTTATTCGTGGTTTTTTGGTAGTGTGGATGCTTAAACTTATCAAGTGGCGTAGTCCAGTAGCTTTCTACGTCGCTGGATGTGTCTGTAAGCGTGTATACGCCATTTTTAGAGCCTAAATACAAGACACCCTTATAAACCTTGGTGCAAGTAATCACTTCGCTTAAATGCCAATAAAACCACTCGTACTCGACATGGTTTTCATTCTCGAATTTCGCCCTACTGTCTGCAAGATATACTTTGTCGTCAATGAAAATCATCAAGTAGCCTTCCCATTCTTCTAAAAGCATATCTTTGTAGTTTTTCTCGGCAGTCAATACTCTGTCTACTAACGAACTTCTATGAGCGATTACCTGCTCTGTGGTAACATCCCCATTAATGCCTTCCATTCCTCTTTCACTGAAAAAGGCTATATCATCATTAAAATTGATTGCTTTACCTACACAACCTGTAGTTATGCTGGAATGTACGCTGGGATAGATTTTGCCGTACTCATTATCAATAACAGGATTGTGATAAAATACGGTTGTATTTGCCTGTGAAGGTTCTTTAAATACCCACAAAGCATTATTGCCAGCTACAAGCCCTGTTACTTCTGCAAGGTCTAAACCTTCGTTGTAGTAGTCCAAGTCACTGCAATACGTCGGATCATTTAAACTGCAATGCCAAACAACATTTGGGTAGTCCTGATTACCACTAAAAAACACCCTATTATCAAAAACCTGTAATAGAGTGCAATTATTAATTCGGTTTCTATAGCCTGCTACGGTCTTTCTAAACTTTATCCTTACATTGTCCTGTCCTACTGTTAATGGTTCTACAGGTGCTTTCGCAAAGATAATTCTTCCACCTACTGCGTCAACTTCATAAGTCGATGGACTTACTTCTTCGTCATTAACAAATACAAGTGGTTGAAAATCGCTGTCAATGTTCTGTGCGTCCAAATAGTAATCTGTGCTTTTTCCATCGCCCAAGAAGGTATTTACTCGAATACCAGTAAGCATATTTACATCTTCGTACTTCGTGCCACCACCGCTAGGCTTTCTTCCTATGGTCGTGGTCGGTGCATATCCTACTACTTCGCCAATTGTCTGTCCGTCGTACTGCAAGTAGTTAATGCCATCTTTAAAGTACCAAATGTTGTTGTAAATAAAGCTGTTACTCTGTCTTGGATTTAAGCCAGTATACAAAACATTTCTTGTATCGCCTACAATCTTATAAAGAGTAGTTCCGCAATGTACCAGCATCATTTCTGTGTTGCCAACTTTATAAAAGAATATGCCGTATACAGTATTGTCAAATGCTTCTTTTAACGCCATTTTAGGGCGTGTACGAATACTCTCTGTTTCTTTGTAGTCCTTCCATACATTCAAGCTGTCAGGGCTTCTCTGTAGATTGATTTCTTCGCCCCTAAAATCTACGCCACGAAAGGAAGCATATACTCTAGGTACTAAATCGCCTATTGCCATTAAATATTCACGCCCCCTTCAATAGTGAAACTTGCCATCGAATAACGAGGATCAAGTCGCTGTAACATAAGTTCATAACGCTGTGAATAGTCATATGTGAAGTAACCAACCTTTAAAGGCTTTTCTATAACTTCTAAACGTGCAAGTAATGCTTCTGTATCGAATACATTGTCGCCTGATAGTAAGAAAGCTTCGTGAGGGCTACAAGGATATTCTTGCCTTATTAACCGCTTATCAATATACCCTTCAAACTTCTTGTAATACCAGTATAGCTGTTCTATATCCAGTTTCTTTTCATCCCTTAACCATCTTAGGCGTTCATATATCCAATCGTTTTTCTTCTCTATACTGTCTATAAAGGCGTCCTTTATATCTTCACTGGGAATAGCAACTCTATATTCTTTTGTTTTCCACCACTCATAGAAGCAGTTAATATGTACGCCACTATCCCACATGGTCTTGTAGTCGTTATATCCGTTTGCTGTACTTTCGTATATCTTAATACAATTCTTTGTAAATGCTTCTCCCAACGCACCCTGAACAGGGCTTATGCCGTCTTTCCAAAAGGCACATTCCGAACCATGAAAGAAGTTTACTGTTCTTGAACGTCCTACATCCTTTGTCGCTGTATCGACTGCCCAACTACTATTAATCTTTTCAAACAACAACTGCCGTCTGTTATTGAATTTCTCTGTAGGTTTTAACGCATCAGGCAACTGTGAATATGGATACTTGGCTTTATTTTGAAATATCGCTTCCACGTTGTCGCTTCTGTCTGCAAGCGTGAACCCTTGGAAGTTCCTTCTTGTTATGCTGTAGGCAAGCTGTAATGCCGTTATAAGCGTCGTAAAGCCTTGCTGGCGACCTTTCAACACAAGCATTGATATATTTGTTATCTTGCCTATATTAAAGTCCTCTATTGCCTTATTAAGCGTTTCTATAAATTCGTATTGTACGTCATTCAAAAAGAATGGCATTGTCTGCTGGTTCTTATCTACTACAATAAACAGCAGTTCTATTAGCTTTTCAGGGAATGTTTTTACTTCCGATAGCAAATTATTGTTGCTTGTCAGTTCGTTTGCTATGGCTATTCTTAATTTCTTGTCAAATTCAATGCTATGTGTGGTTTCCCACTTCTCTTTACGCTTTTGGATCAGGTAATCGGCTGTATAACTCATAACAAGTCCTCAAGTTTAACTGATACATTCCCTTCTACTTTGGTTACATACTCGCCCTGCATCTTATTCATCAAGTCAATAGCACTTAATTTATTCTTCATACTGGTAGGCATTTCTACTTCGATTGCTTCGCCGTCTACCATCTGTATAATCTTTTCGCCCTGCAATCCCATAATCACTTCTGTAAGGTACTCTAAACGCTCTTTAGCAGTCATTATAGTAGCATCTTCTAATCTGTCTTGCAGTTCTTTATACCTTGAGGAAATCTTGCTGTCATTAAATAACCTACACGCTTCTTCGTCTATGCTCTTATCTGTCATATTCTCCGCATCATAACTGTTCTTATATGCTTCACGCTGGCTCATTCCCTGTATTAAGTTTCTAACAAATTTCTCCTGCTTCGGTGTAAGCATCTATAATCACTTCCTTTACACAACAAAAAAGAACCCAACTCACACAGTCAGGCTCTTTTTCTTACGAGGGCTTTTACATCATTGAAAAAACAACGGATGGATGGTTGAATATGTCAACTTCCACTTTATATTATAACACCGTTTTTTGAAAATTCATTAGTTATATGTTGCGTTTTTATGCTATTTATTGCGTTTTTATGCGTTTTTTTTATAGTTTGCTTTCGTAGATCACTTCTCCAGTTGTCTTATCTCTGTATATTACCTCTACTTCACACCCTAACGCCTTTGCTGATTCCCTCAGATCATGGTCTTTTATACTGTTCCTCTTGAATTTGGTATTGTAGTTCTGTGGACTTTCCCCTAATCTTCGTGCCAGTTCCGATAAACTAATACCTCTTTTTAATGCTAATACTTTCAAATCTTCTACAAACATAATAACACCTCCGTACTATTATATTACTACTTTTTACACATTTTGTAAAGCATTTGTTTTACATTTGAAAATAGAAGTTTCATAAATTCAAACATTTTTATAAAATTGTGCTTGACATTATCAAACGATTGTTTTATACTAAGGTTAAGAACAGAGGACAACTCACAGAAAGGATAGGTAAGGGATATGATGACAGCTAAACAGAAAAGAGAATGGGAACAGGAAAACGGAATGGAATGGCTTGAAGATGATGAGGAATTAAAAGAAATGAGTGACAACGAGTTGTTATTTGAATTGAGAGCCAATTTTGAAAGAGGTACTAAGATAGTAAATATCTTAACAGGTAGAACAATTCAATTATAAATCTCACAGCTGACCATATCGGCTATACGGTGGAATACAAACAAAGGGGAACTTCAAATGACAATCACAAAACTTACTAGCATACTTGCAAAGCATGGTATCAAATTCGAGATAATAGGCAACAAGGTAATGGCAGAGGATCAATACACAATCAATGGAGTTCTTCACACTGACACGCTAGACATGACAGACATTAGTCCTGAACAACTATACGACTGGTTAGGATATTAAGGGGGAAACGATATGAAGATCACTACAGAAGTATTAGAAGTTTTAGAGAATAGCTTTTTAACAGATTTACAGGACGCATTGGAAGTCGAAACCGATGCGTCCTGCTGGAAACTATAAGCGAAGAAATATCAAGACGAATTGACAAAAATGACATTAGGTATATTATTAGGCAGATTGGAGTTGATATTATGACGATAACAGAAGCACTTAATATTCCAGTGGGAATGACTTTTGATGAATACGAAAAACTATTGAAGGAAAAGCAAAAGCTAGAAAAGCAGATAGCAAAGGCAAGCACTGATATTGATTTTGAGAATGACAGTTTGGAAGTATTGGCAGACGAAAAAGGAAGCGAACGATACAACAAGCACTTGCAAAGTAAACAAAAAGCAGAAATCAAAAGAGAAAAGGCACAAGCAAAACTAAAGGCAATCATGGAAAGAATAAGTAAATAAATTAGAGAAGCAGGGGTTTAATTCCCTGCTTTTTCTCTTTCATCCAGTATTCTTTGTATGTCCTTCTTTCCGCTTCTATGATGCCGACTAGCCCACTCATACGCCCTTCCTGCTTCTTTAGCAATTCCTTTTAGTGTTTTATCGTCTACATATCGCTTATGTAAAACTATGGCTTCGTTTGGCTTTAAAGAACCTATAGTATCTATAATCTCCTGACGCTTTTCCTCATAATCTTTCATAGTCGCTTCTATGTCGCTATATGATATTACTGCATCTGCCATCTTTTCTTTGCTTGGGCTTGACTGTACCTTGTTTGGCGTTAGGTTGCTGGTACGTTTCTCTGCCGTTTCCTTTAGCTTTTTAATTCTATCCCTGCAACTCTCTATACACGCATCATAGTACGATATTTTACCTAAATAATCTTCTGCATTCACTTTAAATTACCCCCTAACTTTTCAATACACGCCATTACACGTTTGTTTTCTTCCTCTTTCCCATGTTCATAACCACATTTATACATATAGTCCATTACTTCTTCGTAATCATCATCAGCAGTCACAATAAGCAATATTCCTACAATCATGCCAATTATAAAAACTGTTACGCATAACATTATTACATCACAAGTTGCCATAACTACTCTCCCTTCTTCGTTTATAATTTAATAGTTATGTTTGTTTCCATGCTTGCGTGATCGTAAAAATGTGCCACTTTAATTTTTTCTGCTATATCAAGAATTAGTTTTCGTCTTTGTTCTCTCAATCTGCTTTCAAACTCATTTGCGTATTTCTCTGTAAGTTCTGCTTGCAGAATGTTTGAATAATCCTCTAATTCGTTTTTAATCAAGTTGTGTACTACTTCTACTATGTCGCCTTTCATGTTACACCTCACTTTCCTCATACTCAAAATAT